TTGATCCGTTACATTGGTCAACACATCCGTATGATCCTGGTAATGTATCCGACTTCTTATGGGGCCATTATCCATTACTTGCTTTTTACCTCGTGAGTAACTTCGTGATCGTGGTCCGATTGCTTAACCTTTACACGTTTAAGAAACTTAGATAACTGACGAAGTTCTGCTATCGTTGCTTCACCCACTTTACCCGGTAAAATATGTCCTTTAGAGGTATTTATTACTCTATTAGACACGTTTTTAACGGGTACAACGTCTTTTGATAAATTTTCCATATTGATCCTTTTACGCTGTTACAGGAGCTGTGTAATCAATGTCTGTAATCATACCGTGAGCTTTTTCGGTATTAACAATAAGACTCCAATCGACTGACATTTGGCGATTTTCAGCTAATCCAGTTTTAGCTAGCATGTCCGTACGATATCCCTTAAGGAAACATAGAGACAAGTATTCTGGATCCAGAATAAACGCTATGGCTGAGTCATCCGCAATTGCTGTAGTCTGCTTCTGTTGAAGTCGATTAGGAACCAGTATTAACGTACCAAAATCCGTAACAAATACGTTCACTGAACCAAGCGCTGTAGCCTTTTCAGTAGATTTACCTTGATCAGATAACAAGGTGGCAACTCGTGCAGATGAACTAAACAAGTATTCCGAAAACTTACGAATTACAGATGGAATACTCATGAACTTCGTAGGATCCCCACCTTCATTATACACTGCTTCAACAGTGTCACGAATACCTGCTTCAGTAAGAGCCGCAACAGCTGTAGCAGGGGTAAATGTTGAAGTAACTCGAGTACCTGTAGCACCTACGTCAAACCCACCTGGAACAAATCCAGTTTGTGCAAAGGCATTGGTCGACAACCATGTTGGTAGTCCGCCGGCTTTGCCCGCGATAGTGTTACCGTCATCCGCAACTGAGGCCTGATTTTCCAAAGAAATTGCTTCAACGTCACGACGAAGTTCTTGTTGACGTCTCATAAGTTGATACGACAACTCTTTCGCACGACCAATGGTATCTGACGCATCAGCACGATAAGAGACACGTACCACTTTGTCAGAGATTTGGTGATGATTACCTACACGAGCGCCGGTTTGAGTATCGTTACCCGTAGCATCACTACCATCGATCACTGCATTGGTAACATCTGGTTTAGCTAGTTCGTCAGTGGTCCATTCTTTATACGAGTTCTTAGCAGAACCTGTACCCACCATATCTGTGAAAGGTAGTGGGATACGACTGATGTCCCATATACGATTCATCACGTCTTCACGAATCAATCCCCCAACCAATACACCTTTAAGATCTGCACTATCTAAATTCTGTGTAGCCATTATTTATCCACCTGTTAATAGTTCCGCGACAGCTGAAGCCTGAAGATCTCTCTTCTGAGCACCTTTAGCTTTACCTGCAGCCGCAGTTAATTTCTGTAGTTTAGTCACCTTCTTAGAAGGCTGACCCGCACTTTTCTGAAATTTTGGAACCTTCTTACTTAACTTCTTAGTGGCTAGAGAAATACCTGCGTGATATTTAGATGCATCCTTAATTACCTCAACAAGTCTAGAATCACTTATGGACTTAAACTCTTCGTCGGTAAATCCATATTGTTTAATAATGAACGAATTTAGTTCGGTCATGTTCTTTTGCAATACGTCTTTATCCGCCCAAGTTGGGTTATTTAATATCATCTTATCACGTTGTTCAGATATGTTAACTTTCATCTTATCATTAAATTGATTTGTCAACTTATCGGATTCTTGAGAATTAACCTGCTTAATGGTATCCTTTATAGACTGGATATCGTTTGCTCTAGCCGCATAATCCTGTTTAAGGGCTGCGTACTCTGCAGGGTCAGTGGCTCTTAATTCTTGCCAATTAACTCCCTCAAAATCTGAGACAAGTTGCTTCTCAAGATATTGATTCATCGCATCTACGTCACTAAGTTTAGTCTTATAGAGTTCCACCACTTCCTTAAATTCGTTATCAAACGTCTTGCGCTCTTCAGCTAACGCTTGAGATTTATTTGTATTTGACTTATTATTCTGATAACCTGCAATTAGGTTTGTCATATTTATAGTAGATGTTTCACCATCTACCTTAATATTGACCCCTGCCAAGTTACCTTCTTCGTCAAAATTAAGCTTACCTTCTTCTACACCTAGGATAGACTCCCAAGTATCTTCATCTTTAGAGATTTCTTCTAGTTTGGATTCTTCAGTAGACTCTTCAGTCTCTTCATCTCCACTATCCTCCTCTCCACTCGATTCTTCTTCTGATTCTTTCTTTTCTTCTTCAATCTTTTTTGGTGATCCTTTTCCCTCTGTCGTATCTTCAATAGAATCACCCACTAATAGCTCGGCTATTTTATCTGATTGCTCTCTATCACCTATATCACTAGTAATAGAAAGGTCTTCTGCAACGCCAGCCACTTCAATCACCATTAGTGTTTATCTCCCATATATTGTTTATTGTGTTCAGATAGAGATATTGATGCCATTTTACCAGTATCAATAAAGCCCGCAATCTCTAACCCAAATTGATCAATTGTATTCATCATACGCTTAATTTCAGTTAACGTATCAATATCATCGTAACTAACATCTATAAAAGCCGCAAATAATTCCTTCTTTTTGTACTCTATAAATGGAGCTACCCACGTTTCAAATATGATAGACGCTTTATTGCCATCTATCTGTTCATCACGTAACTTTTCAATTGTATCTCTATCCATTAGCCGCTACTTCTTTGTTATCCGCGAAATTCTGTTCTTCTTGCATCTCTGACTCCATCTCTAGTTTGGTTAATTCGAGGGCTACGTTAGAATCAATTTGGTATTTCTGAACTTCGATCTGACCTTCTTTAGATGCCTGATCTAGTATCATCTTATATTGTTCTAGTTGTTGCTTAAGTACGGCGTTTCTAGCTTCCATGGATTGCTTTTGGAATACGAGTTGATTCTTCATGTTATCAACTTGGCCTTTAATCATAGCATTTTGCTGAGCTACTTCGGCCTTCTTAGTTTCGGCGTCTCCCAACTTCTTCTGAAGATCTATCATCTCTTGCTCTTTAGCCTTCATCTCCTCAGTCTGTTGAGACATTTGTTGATCGATCTTCTGACGAGCTTGTTGACCTTCTGGAGATGACGGGTCCATAAAGTATTTGGTAGCCCCGTTGAGTCCTGAAAATTTACAGTAGTCATCAAGCGTATCAAAAATCTTTTGTTCTGTCAATAGAGCTGAAGAAGGGTCCGCCTTTACTTGGGTCTGCATACTTAGTACTTGCATAACAGACTGTACTTGTAACATGTGGTTACCTGTACCTGTTCCAACTCGTACTGTAGATTTAGTTCTATCATCCCACTCAGCGGGGTTTATTTTCTGCCACACACCTCTAAATTTAAAATCATGTACTGAATTCACATGCTTAACAGATAAGTCCCGTATCTTAGTACATAATGGCTTAATACCTGTCTCAGCTATAACTCTTATAATAAGACCTACTAATTCTTCTTTGGCATTCATCAACCTGGCAACACCTTCACTACCAACCCGATCACCTACGTTCTGAGGATTAGCTGTTCCATCTGGATCTACACCTACTCTACCCGCTCTTACACGATCTAAGTAGTCCATCATTTGATAAGCGTCTTGCCCTATCTGGGGAGTTATCAATGGTACTATGGAGTCTGTACGTTTAGCACGTATTATTCCACCTGGACGACTAACTAATAAATCGTCTAGTTTCACCTGCCCCTCAACAACTATATTCCTCTGATTGTTCTGTAGATATAGGTTGTCAAACATGTTGCGCCATAAGGACGTCTTCTGTTCTTGGATCTGTTTCAGTCTATCTGTGATAGATAATCCTTGGAACTTATGACTCATTAAGAAAGCCGTAGTACTAACCCATGGCATATCTTCAATCTCATCAATAGATAGTAATTCTGTGGGGCTATCTCCACCGGCCACACATATTTTCATTAGTTTAGCGATGCCAGTCTGGTCTACGTCCATTTTGATGAAACACTCAGACACTTCAATCAATCGTTGTGACTCATCTCCACTATCAACTCTATCATAGAATATAGATTCATTCTGCATACTAAATCTTGCATACTAAATCTATATTCTCTGTCGTAGAAGTTAGCTCCTTCTGGCAACTCATCTGTCTCTTCTTTAGTTAATCCGTATTCTTCGATGATGTCAGACACAGACTTAAGTACAACATGAGCAGTAAACCTAGCGTTATCAAGACATAGTGAATTATGTTGGGCATTTAGCCTAAACTCTTCTGGAGGAACCGGGTCGACATATATTTGACCTTTAATCTTCTCAACAGATATCTTAACATCATACACCATTACTGGAATCTCGAGTTCCATTTGTAGTTGTTCGGCCTGAGACATCATCTGACCAGCAACATTTGGATCAGGTTGTGTCTGTTGCATTTGCTGCATCTGACCCATTAATTGTTGTAATTGGTTCCGTATTTGTTCCTGTTTTATTTGAGTAAGTCCCTGGTCTATGGCCTCAGACTTTTCTAATATGTCTACTCCTTCAACAGACAATAATTGCTGAAGTTGTTCTTGGCTTATACCTGTATAGTCTCTAACCCTATAATGAGTGTGCTCCGCATAGTACACCTTCAATATACCATTACGTTGCATGAGCGCGTCTTTAACAAACTGGTGCAGAATGATGAATCCGTCGTTCTGCTTCATCAAGACCTCATACACGTACTCAGACTCTAGTTCAGCCTGCTTCTCATCACCTGGACCCACAGGGTCAAATATGACGATCTCATTGTTCTGTGTGAAGCTCTTCATCACTTGGGGCATTATCCACTCTATAGCGTCTGCTATGTCTGTGGATATTACGGCACTACGGCCCTCCTGTTCTCGGCCGTCTGGTAGACCTAAATACAGAGATAGACTTTCCTCAAGCGCCACATTACCTGTTCCATTATATGTGCTGGAATCGGCAAGACTTAACTCGCTAGCAACTATGGAAATTATTTCGTCTTTATCAAGCATTTAAACCTCAATTAAGTGGTCGCTCGACGTGCATTCCCTCAAAAACACGGAGCGACCTAGACCTACTTAAACTATTTCACAGTCTTTAGCCAAGATACCTGTTTGACTAGCCAACCAAGGCACTAGGTCACCCTGAACTGTTTTCATACAAATATATGGTAATGTCATTTTTGAATTCTTATCCGGTACCTGTAACTCTATCCACATCTTTTTACCATTCCAATTCTCTCTAGCTACACGTTTACCACTTGATAACACATCTACCGCTTCACCTATATCCATCAACCTACCCCTAGTTAAACTATTGACCTATTCAAACTCGAATAATTAATGTCTTTCTCATTGTCAAACCCACCTATCACGTTACTACTACCTACGGCGCCTAGTATTAAGTACTGAACCGCATCACCAACATGTGAATATCTACCTTTATCTGGTAATTCTGAAAACTTCTCTCCTCCAGACACTTGCAACTTACGATACTTATAACCCCCTGCCAACGCCTTCCTCACCATCTTAGCTTTAGGCCCTATTAAGAAAGCTGGATTACCATTAAAGTCTAACCTTTGCATAAGGTCAGCAACTACTTCGCGCCGTATAATAAAGTCATTTGTATATGTAGGAAATGCGTCTATACCCACATCATGTAATATCATATATGGTGTAACCTCATCGGTCTGAGCACGTTGCTCACCGGCAGGGTCCGCATATATGATAATCTTCTTGTCTGGATAATACCGATTCAAATGTCTCCTAAGACATATACCAAAATTCTTCGCACCCATATCGGTGGCAACGAGCTCATCAATTATCTGAAATTGCCCAG